AAATATCAATATGATAAGTATAATGATGTATATCGATGGATTCCAATGAACGGTGACATTGCTGGTCTTTGTGCGCGCACAGATGACACGCGTGATCCTTGGTATTCACCTGCAGGATTTAATAGAGGTAATATTAAGAACATCGTCAAACTCGCTTGGAATCCTAAGAAAGCAGAACGTGACTTGTTGTATAGCAACGGTGTAAACCCGATTGTCAACTTCCCTGGACAAGGTATTGTAATGTTCGGTGATAAGACATTGCTTGCGAAGCCATCTGCATTTGATAGAATCAATGTACGAAGATTGTTTATTGTACTTGAGAAAGCAATTGCTACCGCATCGAAGTTTACTCTCTTCGAATTCAATGATGAGTTTACTCGAGCTAGCTTTGTAAATCTCGTAACACCTTACCTACGAGATGTACAAGGTCGTCGCGGTATTACTGATTTCTTAGTAGTGGCTGATGAGACGAATAATACTGGTGAAGTTATTGATCGTAACGAGTTTGTTGGAGATATCTACATCAAACCCGCTCGAAGCATCAATTTCATTCAGTTGAATTTTGTCGCTGTACGATCTGGCGTAGAATTCTCCGAAGTTGTTGGGAATTTCTAATAAATAGTATAAATAAAAATAAAATAGGAGAATAAAATGCCATTTAGCGTACAGAACTTTAAGTCAGCGGCTCTCAGTCAAGGAGGGTATCGTCCCTCCTTGTTTGAAGTGCAGGTTACGACTTTGGGTGAAGAGTTTAATCTACTCTGTATGTCTTCGCAAGTACCTACATTTACGACTGGCATTATTGAAGTACCTTATTTCGGTCGAAAAGTAAAAGTTGCTGGTGATAGAACATTTGCCGAGTGGACAACTACTGTAATGATCGAAGAAGACTTCAGTCAACGCGCGGTACTCGAAGAGTGGGCCCGTAAGGTAAATGACGGTCCATCCAACATCCGTTCTTATGGTTCGCCTGAGGATTACAAAGAAGATGCTACGATCAAGCTTTACGGAAAAACTGGATCAAAGCTTCGTGAATACACACTCGTTGGATGCTGGCCCTCAGATGTTGGTACTATCGAACTAGATTGGAATACAAACGATACTATCGGTACTTATACAGTAACGTGGTCATTTGATTACTTCAATCCTGGATCTTAAAGTCCAATTTGAATAACAATAGAGGGGATTATAAATAACTATAATCCCCTTTATTTCATCGGAGATAATGAATGGACCTCTTTGGATTTGAAATCAATAGGAAGAAAGAGCAGAAAGAGCAAGAAAAGCTCGTCTCTTTTGTCCCTCCCACCAATGAAGACGGCGCGTTAACCGTTGCAGCAGGTGGTGTCTACGGCACTTACGTAGATCTTGACGGTTCAGTCAGAACAGAAGCAGAATTAGTCAATAAGTATAGAGCTATATCATTCGATCCCACCATCGATATGGCTATTCAAGAAATTTGTAACGAAGCTATTGTAGAAGATAGTGACGAAGACACTATCTCTATTGTTCTTGACGATATCAAACAACCTGAATCAATCAAAAAAACTATCATGGAAGAGTTCGATAATATATTAGGACTCTTGGAATTTAATAAATTAAGTTACGAACTTTTCAGGCGATGGTATGTCGACGGCCGTCTCTATTATCATGTTCTAGTTGATGAGAAAAAACCAGCAAAAGGTATTCTTGAAGTAAGATATGTAGATCCTCGTAATATCAAAAAAGTACGAGAAATTAAGAAAGAAAAAGATCCAAAAACTGGTGTTACAATAGAAAAACTCATCAACGAATATTACATGTACAGTCCCTCTGGTTTCCTGAAACGTACAGGGTCAGTAACTGGTTCGACTATGAATACCTATGGAACATCAGGTTCCGCATCTGCAGAAGGCGTTAAGATAGCGAGAGACGCTATTGTATATTGTACGTCTGGTAACCAAAGCCTCGATAACAAACTTATCTTATCATGGTTACATAAAGCTATTCGGCCATTGAATCAATTGCGTTCAATGGAAGATTCGCTGGTTATCTATCGCATCTCCCGCGCGCCCGAGCGCAGAATCTTTTATGTAGATGTTGGCGGTTTGCCAAAAGCGAAAGCTGAGCAATACCTAGCCGATATCATGACCAAATTTAAGAATAAAGTCGTTTATGATTCATCAACTGGTGAAATCAGAGACGACCGTAAATTCATGACTATGTTAGAAGATTTCTGGTTACCACGGCGAGAAGGTGGTAAGGGAACAGAAATTACTACATTGCCTGGAGGTCAAAACTTAGGAGAAATTGAAGATGTTGTTTATTTCCAAAATAATCTATATCGCTCTCTTAACGTTCCTATCACCCGTTTACAACCCGAAACTACATACACTCTTGGTCGCGCTACTGAAATATCTCGAGACGAAGTAAAATTCAGTAAGTTTATTCTTCGATTAAGGAATAAGTTTTCTGAATTATTCTTAAAGCTTCTCGAAAGACAATTGATTTTAAAGCAGATTTGTACCGTCGAAGATTGGAAAGAGTGGAAAGATCAAATTCAGTTTGATTTTGCTGTCGATAATTATTTCGAAGAACTAAAATCAATGGAAATGAACCGCGATCGTGCAGGTTTATTAAGAGAAATGGAAGAGTGGGTTGGTAAATATTATTCACATGAATACGTACGACGATATGTATTACAGCAATCTGAAGAAGAAATTGCTGAAATTGATAAGCAAATCAAGACTGAAATGACTGATCCACGATATGCAGACGAAGAAGAAGCTGCAGCTGAAGAAGATAATATGAGAGGTCCATCAGAAGAATCTCCTGTACCTCAGCAATCGTATAAGTTAATACCGGATGACTCGAAGAAAGAGCAAAATGATTATGATGATGCCATAAAAATATCACAAATGGAATTAATTGAAAGTATGACGAGATTTATCGATGAAGCGGTATAGAAATGGACGAATTCAATGACATTATAAACAAAGCCTTTTCGGTAAGTTTATATAAAAAATTAGACAAAAGGACTGATGAGAAACTTGATAGTCTAAAAGAAAATATCAAGACACTCAAAAGTTTTACTGGCCCGATCGGACCAGCAGGTCCAGCAGGTCCACAGGGTCCAGAAGGCCCACCGGGGATTATAGGTGAAGAAGGTCCAAGAGGTTTCAAGGGTGATACAGGTCCTCAGGGTCCAGAAGGACCGGCAGGTCCTCAAGGACCGCAAGGAGAAAAAGGAGATCCGGGCGGACCAGTCGGTCCACAAGGCCTTCAAGGAGATATTGGACCAAGAGGTCCGCAAGGTGTACCGGGACCACCAGGATTAAAAGGTGATAGAGGACCAACTGGTCTAAAAGGAAATAAAGGTCCAAAAGGTTTACGCGGTCTTAGAGGTTTAGAAGGTCCACAAGGTATACCAGGACCAATTGGTCCAGAAGGAAAAATTGGACCAAGAGGAGAAACAGGACCTCAAGGATTACAAGGACCAAAAGGTGATATTGGTCCTCAAGGTTTAACAGGTAAAATAGGTCCAAAAGGACCAAAAGGTGCTAAGGGCGCCAAAGGCCCAAAAGGTGATACAGGTCCTCAGGGTCCAGCGGGTAAAGATGCACCTGATTATAAAATTCAAATTGAAGACGCATTAGACGAATTCAATAAGAAAATTCAGACAGTTCAAAAAGGCTTTGATAAAAAAGCCAGTGAGATGTTTAATAGATTTGGACTGGTTGGCGCGACAGGTAGTGGTGAAGTAAAACTAAGAAGATTGGACGATGTCGAATTCGATACGCTCAATCCACCGTTAGACGGCACTCTACTTACATATGATGCGGTACAGAAAAAATTTGTATTTGATACGTTTGTAGGTGTTGCATCTGCATCTGGTGTAAATTTACAAGTAACTACACTCGATGATTTTCAAACATTTACACGCGCTTTATCTGGAACAAGTTTTACAGTAGATCTAGAAGTCGAAAATCTTATAAATATTGTAGAATATTTTATTGTAAGAGATAGTGACAATGTTAGAGTATATCCAGTAATTGATAGAACGATAACTGAGATAAATATAGAATCAAACCTAGATCTAACAGGAACAACACTAACTATAATTCACTACTAAAGGAAATAGAAGATGGCATCAAAAGAATACTATCATGATATTGATCTAGTAAAAGTAGGTCAACTAGTCAATGCCCGTATCCAAAATGTCACCACCACAGAAAGAACTACTTTAGGTGGAGGTCTTGGTAGCGGCAACGTAGGTTTACAAGTATTTGATACTACTGTTGCAGCGCCATTTATTTGGGATGGTAGCGCGTGGGTAAGAGATGCGCTTACTGTTTCTGGTGACGTTGTATACAAAGGCGTTATTAACCCATCAAATGCTGGTACAGTTAACAAAGAAGCTGGTTTTCAATATGTAGTTGATACAGCCGGTACTTTGACAGCAGGTGGTGTCACATTCTCACCATCAGGCGTTGTTGAAGTTGGAGATATTGTACTCTTTACTTCTGCTACTGACGCATCTGTAATTCAACGAAATGTTGAAGGCGCAACAGATGCAGTCGCTGGTATTATTGAGCTAGCTACGCAAAGCGAAGTTAATACTGGTACAGATACTACTAGAGCAATTACTCCTGCTACATTGGCTGGTTCTACTCTAGCTAGTAACGTTAGCACTAATCAGTCTAACATCTCTACACTGCAAACAGATGTCACAAATCTGCAGACGTATGCTGCTAATAACGCCGGTGATATTGCGACTCTTCAGACAGATGTAACTAATCTACAAACCTACGCTGCCAATAATGCTGGTGATATTGCAACTCTGCAAACGCAGATGACTGCAATACAAACTTATGCTGCTAATAATGCCAGTGATATTGCTACACTACAAACTAGCGTAACTAACCTACAGACATATGCTGCTAATAATGCTGGCGACATCGCTACATTACAGACGCAGATGACTGCAGTACAAACTTACGCAGCTAATAATGCTTCTGACATTGCAACATTGCAATCACAAGTATCATCGCTTTCTAGTTCAGCGGTAAAAGTGTATAGCAACGCTAACGTTTCGATTAGTCAGGGTTCGGCGACGACAATTACTCACAACCTCGATC